TTATTTCTTCTCTCGTAGGATGATGTCGTACTCCTTGCCATCAATCGTTATGACAGCAGAGGGAGTGGCAGCCTCATCTTGAAAGAAGTCTGCAACGGAACACCCTATATTGTCAGCCAGAGCCTCCAGGTCTTTAAGGCTTATCCGCTCATTATTGATTGTCCGGCTCAAATGGGATTGTGCCACCCCCATTTCATCGGCTATCTTACTGATAGTCTTTCCGTGCCTGCCTGCCACCGCCTTAATGTTATTTGCAATATTCATACCTCTTTGTGTTATATCAGAATTTGAGGACAAAGGTATCAAATAATCTGCAATATACCAAATATCGGTATATTTTCTTAATATTATTAACATTTGTCGTTATATTAGTTAATTCTTTATAAAATACCAAATTTTGTTATATATTTATTCTAATTATACCAAATAATGTTATATCTTTGCATCGTCAAACCAATTAAAACAGATGTATTATGAGTGCAAAGATTAAGAATCAGTTGAAAGAAATCATGCTTATGGCATGGCAGTTTGTTAGACGTAACGGCTACACAATGGCCGAGGCTCTTAAATGTGCGTGGGCTAACTACAAGCTACGTACAGCAATGGCAAGCCGCATCGTCAAGTTCTATTTTATCAAGGTTGACGGCTCAATTCGTGAGGCGTGGGGTACGCTTGCAAGTAACATCGTACCAGAGACCAAAGGCACAGACCGCAAGGCAAACGACACCGTGCAGACCTACTACGACACCGAGAAAGCCGATTGGCGGTGTTTCAAGCGTGCGAACCTTATAAGAATCGCGTGACATGAAAGAACGTGCCATAGATACGGCTTTTGTGGCCGCATCGTTTGTTTTGTTCTACGTGCTGTTCTGTCTCGCTGCAATAGTGAGCCAGTAAGCCGAAAAGAGAGAAGCCCCGACCGCATCATGCAGGCCGTGGGCTTCGTTTCTGTAAATAAGCGGTAACTAATCTTACAGAAAATCTCTAAGTATCTGTTCATCGCTGACGGCAGAGCCTAAGAACTCGTTTATGTGTTCAACAAGAGCCGTCAAAACGTCTGCGTGGTCATCGTGAGCGTTGCCGCCCTCCTTACGGTAGCCCTTCACGTCACGGTAGAACTCAGGCCAGCGTGTCTGCCAGTTAGCGGGAAAGACTATCATGTTGTTCACCTCTGCTGACCGTGTGAATATCCGCACCTGTTTGTTCTTCGTCTGCGTGAATGGCCAGAACGACGTTTTCATGTTGCCGTACTCTCTCGCCAGCCGCTTGACGTTCCTTGCAAAAGCCCTGCCGCCGTTGTTGCTCTCTATCATACATACCTGCGTTTCGTTCTTACAAATCATCTGGGCCGTAGCCTGCTCTGTGTATTCCATCGGTTTCTTGGTGTAGAGAATGTCGGTAACGTAGATTGCATCCCTGTGAATGTCCGCACAGATTGAGCACAGATAATCGGCTCCCGTGTCTGCTGTATCAGTATAGTTGGCTTTGACGCAGCCCTTCGACAATGGCGGCAACGTTTCGTAGGTCTGGAACTCTCGGTACATCAGCCCCTCCAAAGGTGTGGGATTCTGCATATACTGTGTCTCAAAGACAAAGCTGTTGACCTCCTGAAAGTGTTTCAGTTCTGACAATGACCAGCGATGTGGCCACAACGATTCTTCCTCTCCTTTCTCGTCTCTCTGGATTGCGGGAAGTGACACCACCTTCCAACTGTCAGGCTCTACGCCCTGGAGATAGCCGCAAAGGTCGTTTTCGTGAAGCCTCTGCATGATAATTATTATAGGCGTATTCCTCGAATTGACACGGTTTCTGATTGTCGATTCAAAGCGCAGGTTCACTTTCTCTCTGAGGTTGTCTGACTGCGCATCCTCTGGCTTGATAGGGTCGTCGATGATGATTGCCCCTGCAAACTTACTGTCTCTGTATGGGATGAACTCGTCAAAGGCTTGCTGTTCTTCTTCATCCTCCGCATCTACCTTACCAGCACCGAAGCCCGTCACCTGACCGCCTGTAGATGTCGCATACAAGCCGCCTCCCTTGTCGGTGTACCACTTCATATTATTCTTTGTGGCAATGTTCACGTCAAAGAGTGTGCGGATGGTCTCGTCTGACAGCATTTCGCGTATATGGCGGCTGTTGTCAATGGCGAGGTCGTTAGAGTATGACAAATGCAGGAACTTGGCCGCAGGGTTGAGGCACAGCCCGTATGAAATGAAGCTCTTGACAGCAATTTCCGTCTTTCCGAAGCGTGGTGCCAAATTAATGATAAGTCGGTTTGTCTTGCCCTGTATCACTTCGTCGAGGGCTTCGCAGATAATACGATGGTGCTTTCCCACAACGAACTTGCTGCCGTTGTAGGTCTTGAACACAAAGCGCGTAAAGTCCAGAGTGTGGGCCAGACACTTCGTTTTCAGATAGTCACCGTATCTTATCCGTCCGCTCATCAATAATCTTTGTCAAACTGTTCGTCAGCGGCCTTTATCTCGTCTTTTGTCAGCACACGGAAGAGGCTGTTAATCTCCTTGCCGTTGGTGGTCACGTCTATGCTCTCACCGAAGCCCTCACGCCTGCCGAGTGTGCTCATCAGATAGCGGAGCATACTGCCGTCCGGCTTCTCTATCCAGCCGATTATCTTGCCGTCCTGAATATTGGGAATACCGTTTGCCAGCACTTGCGCCGTTGAAAGGCAACTGTCAAACATCTTTCCCCTTGCGTCATCGACAACTGCCTGGTACTGTTCATCTTCACCCATCCATGTGTAAACGGTCTGCCGCCACACACCGAAGGATTCGGCCACCTTGGTAAGATTGCCGTTATGTTTCCTTACTGCCTCTCTGAATGTCTCTATCTCTGGTCTCATATCGTTATTGTATTAATTCCAAAACTTGACAGCCCTTGATAAACGTCGCATCCTCGCCAACTTCTGCAAGCTCACAGAACAGACGTTTTTCTTCTGCATCTGCAAAGGAAATGGTGATGTATGCGTTCAGCTCTTTGTAATCACTGACAGCTTTCTCCTTTGCTGCTGCCTTGGCTTCTTTTACCGCAGCCTTCTTCTCTTCTGCAGTCGGCACCTTGGTTTCCTTGCCTTGCTTCTCTGGCTCGTCGGTTGTGATGAAGTCATCTATAGCCTCAACGGTGACAGGTTCTGAGGGCAGGAAGGCTTGTATCTGTGACAGGTCGTAATCGTCAATGCCGGCGTAAGTGTAGTCGATGTCGGGAAGATACTTTGCCACCAGCTCGTAGTCGGCCTTTGTATTGCCAAGGGCCATATATGTAAGCTGCTCTTTCTCCTGTTTTTCGTCAAAGGCCACCTTCTCGACTTTCACTGTGTAGTCTGTTGCCTCCGTGCCGTCATACTTGTTGATGAGGTCGAGGGCTTTTATGCGCCTGTGACCGTCTATGAGGTTGCCCGTAGTCTCGTTCCATGTCACGCCGCCGAGGTAGCCGACACGCTGTAGGTTCTTCTTCTGCTCTGTAACCTGCTTGTCGCTGTGGTGCTTGGGATTGAACGGGTTGAGGCTTATCTGTGACCGCTTAATCTCTATGGTCTCGCTTTGTTTGAGTTTCTTCTTCATACTTGTCTATGATGTCGATAATCTCTGAAAGATAATTGAGAGGAAGGGCTATCTTCTCCAGATCCTCCGCAGTCATGTCTGCTGGGTGTGCGCATACTGTTGCGATAGTAAGCGCAGCCTCCTTGACGTGGTGATTGATTGTCTCTGGCGAGTTTCCTGTTTCGCGGAAGTAGCTCTCCAGGTCATTGACTGATTTCTTGATGTTCATTTTCTTCTCTGTTGTCAAATTCAAATAATGTCCGTTCTGCCATAGGGTACATATCAAACAGCCTACGCAGGTCGTCGGGGAAACGCTCTCTCAGATAGAGCAAATAGTGAATGTCCGTAATATCCGTACCGCTTGACTGCCTTTCGCCGCCGTATGTCTCTGGCTTGATAAGGTGCCGTTCTTCGATATACCGCAGCACGTCAGCGTTCTTGTACGTCGATAACGGATAACACTTCTTGGTCTTTTCGCTGATGGCCTCGTCGGCGTACGTCCGCAGCATAAGCCTCCTGTTGAGACTGTCAGACTGCTTGAAGCCGAAGAAAGCCCACTCAATGCCGAAGCGTTCCCTGATGCTGTCCGTAAGCTCTTGAAGGGTGTATTTCTTCTGTTTAGGATTCTTCTTGCAGCCGAGGAAGCCGACCTTAATGTACGAATAGACCGAGTAGTGGGGTATCTGCACGAAACGTGCCTTTGGATAGCGTTTCTGCGCCCATGCGATGTAGCGGTTGATATGCTGCATATCCTTGACCGTGTACATATAGACACAGACTATCTCTCGAAAGTACGGGTGCATCAAGTCCAGAAGGGCGATGCTGTCCTTTCCCGATGCCGAGTGAAACAACACCGCTCTGTCCGTAATAGATACAACTGTCCTGATGACGTTGATAGCTCTTTCCATATCCTATAGGCACTGATTAAGCAACGACGTTGTACTGTCCGCTACCTGTGTTGAGGCTGCCGCGATAGCTGCCACCTGTGATTGTGTAAATTTTGGGTTCTGGCATAATGTTATCCTATTTATTCTGTGAAACAATCTTCTTACCTTGCGGCAAGTCCGCATGTCGCTTTGACTTGGCAGGTGACATCCCCTGCCACAGGCTGTACGGCCAGCCTCTATGCAATAAAGGGGCAAGCTGCCTCGCGACAGCCGCCCACGCTGTGTTACACTTCTTCTGTGAGGTTCGTTTCGAGAATATTGCCCAGACGGATGACAAACAGCCAACTGCCTTTCTGTACCTCAACCTCTTTGCCGAAACGTTCTATAAACTCATCGTCAACCTCTGTAAGAATCATGGCCTTAAACTCGCAATCGAGAAACCACGATTTGTTGTAGGGATAGAAATGAACTTTGTCGAACTCTTTAAGACTTGTGACAGTGTGCGGCTCGTCGGGGTCGTTACACTCGCCAAGAATCTTTACCCAGTGCTCAGTACAGGCACGGAACTCTCTCACTTTCTCACCACGCAAAATCTCTAAAGCGTGTTTCTTGCGCATCGGCAAGTTCAATACTCTTTCTTCTTTCATGCTGTCAAAAATTAGTTACCTGCTGCAAAAATATTATTTTTATTCAATCATCGAACAAAAAAGCCCAAAAATTTAGAGAATAGGTACAAAAAAACGCTGCTATCTTCACAGACGGCAGCGGTAACATGATAATTTAACCAAAAAAACATCACTCAACGGTGACGTATGGGGTTTTATCTCTCTGTCTGTTTAATTGGTTTAATCAGGTGCTTTGTGGCTCTTTTCTTGTACTCATGTGTAATCTGTCTAAAGGGTTAAAGAAATGCCGCCAAAAGCCTTCATTTTGCCTCTGGCGGCCTTTTCACGACTTACTTGTCAGTGGCACGCTGTCGCTAAATCACGCTTGAACAAGATTAGATATTTTTTCAAGGGTAGCCGCTAATTGCTCACTGGCTGTTTGTACGTCATGTTTGCAGACGTTTCGCCAATCTTCTGTATCAGCCTCTAAAAAGGCGTTTACATTGCTTGTCAAACACTCTGACTGTTCGCGAGCCTCTTTCACTAAGGCTGCAATCTGGCTGTAATTCTCTGATAGCATAATCAAGAAATTTAATGGGTGTAACACTATGTCAAATATCACTTGTGACTGAATCACGATGCAAAGATATACACATCTGCGAACATAAACAAATATTTGTGCGTTTTTTAGTATATTTTAAGAAAATAGACGTTCGCAGGTATGTATATTAAACATCATAAACAAATATACATATTTACGTTAAAAATTATAAATCGTTCGTTTTTCTGTAGATTTTTCAGTATCTTTGCAATCAAAATATAAGTTATGGCAACAGTCAATTTAAGAATCAAAGAAATCTGTAAAGAGCAGGGCATTACATTGGAGATCCTTGCTGGTAGGCTTGGTATTATCCGCACCTCCCTGGCACAGGCGATGTCGAGAAACAGCTTCAGCACGACGAAGCTGGGCGAGATTGCCGAAGCCTTGAACGTTCCCGTATGGCAGCTGTTCATTTCTGCTGATGAAGTGAGAGGCACCGCCGCCGTTCATCCCAATAGCTTAGTATGCCCCAAATGCGGTGCTCACCTCCGGCTGATAGCGGATGACGAAGATACCAAGTAAATAGAATATCCCGATACGATGCACGCTGTCAAGCGTGGAGCCTGCCCGAAAGGGTGGGCTTTTCTATTGGCATGAAGAAAGCCGCCTATCCTCGCAGACAAGCGGCTCATAAGTTCTTTTTAATGAAATATTCAGAGTTCCCTTTCGGGTATTCTGTCACAATGATACTGATGCAAGTTCGGCCCCCATCCGCTTTATTGCAGACTGTAGCTTTGCCTTGGTACGCTCGCCAGCAAAAGCCTTACCAACCTTATAGAGTCTCAGCTTGCTCTCGTTCACTCCCGCCACCTGTGCAAACTTGGTAATGTTTATCCAGTCGAAGCAGTCGAAGAATGATTGCAGGTCGTACTGATACGTCACGGAAACGTCTTTATACTTGTCGGGGAGTTCGCCGTGTTCTGCTACATACTCTTCTTGAGCCTCTTTCACCACTGACATAAAATCATCCTTTGCCTCGGCTACACTGTTGCCGAAACCACCAAGGCAGAAGTTGCCTATCTTCTCGTCGCAGGAAATGGAGCAATAGCCCGTGTCCGTCTTTTCAATCAATGCCTTTATCTTCATAACTCATTAACTTTAAAATGATAAAAGTCTCTGCCATCACTCTGTATTCTGAAAAGAAGGCAAGGGGGAACTAAATCCCCGCTTGCCGCTTGATAGACGCAAGGGTGTGCGGTTTAACCTCTTCTGAATCATGCCTACCCACAGGGAACTTGTTACCTGTTATAGGAGAATACCAGATTTCGTGGTTTGCACCGTCATGGTCGAACCAACAGCCTTTCTTGCGCAACAGCCTTTTCAATTCTGAATACTTCATAATGTCAAAGAACTTTTATCGGTGCAAAGGTAACAATTTTGTTTCATTCTGCCAAATTTTTAAGCAACAATTTTGTTTCCTTTGCTTACATTTAACAAATCGGCATCTATGTTCTGCGCTTCTGGGCTTCCTCCCATACTGCGTGACGCATACGCATTTCAACGTACTCTGTCAGCCGTTCCTCTGCTCGTTCCAAGAACTGCCTGGCAGTAGTGAGGTCTTCGGCAAAAAGGACAGTGGACGATGTTTCGGCAGGGGGATTGTCGGATATTGCGTCGTACTCGGCCTGTATCTCCTTGCCAATAGCCTTCAACCTTCTGCGCCAGCCGTCAACTTTCGCCGTGACCTGTGGAATGTGCGGTGTCTCTATCTTTCTTGTTCTCATACTTCAAAATAATCTTGGTTCTAATTCGATAATGGAATACTCCACCCTTGGCCGTACCCTGTCAATGTGCTTTGTGGCCCTGATTTGATAGCAGAGATTGTCATCCTTGATGGCTTTCGCGTACTGTAGGCAGTCCAGAATCGTCTTTAGGCTGTTGTCGATGTCCTTCCGTGCCGAACAATAGAACACGTCCACCACCAAATAAAACGGTTTGGCGATAAGACGGTTCCTGTAAATCTTGCATTGGCTGAGAAACGATTTCTCATAGTTGCGGATGAACTCGTCTTTTATGATTCTATTCTGCCCGTCAGCAGCAGGAACAGCCATGTAATGTGAGGCTTTTCCCACTACTTCGCCATAGATAATCTCTGTCGGTGGATTCATAGTCTCTAATCCTTCTCGTTGCTTATGATGTGCCACGCTTCTTGCAGCATACCCACAGCCGAAAGCAGCTTGTCGCACGCCTCGGATAGCTTTTTGAACTCTGCCTCGTCATCCTCACTTGCCTGTCTGATTGCATCAAGTCTCAACATGAAGGTCTGAAGCCCTGCCTGTGCGTACTGGTAATCTTCGATAGTTTCCTTATCCATATTCACTTTTGTGAGGGCACAGCAGCGGTAATCATTGCCGCTGCCGTGCCGTTAATGAGTTAAACACCATATTCAAGCTTTAACAACTCGTCCATTTCCGTTTCTGACAGCGGTTTCACACTGCCTGGTTCTTTTGCCCGTGAAGCCTCCTTCTCCTGATACTGCTTGTTCCATTTCTCCCAAGCAATCGTCATTTCCTTCGCAGCCTTACTCATTGCTTGCGGACTGTTGGTTTCGGGAGGAAATAAAATGTTCTCGATTGTGTACACTTGCTCGTCTGTGAGCGTGTTTGCCTTGCTCAGAATGTGAGCCAGAAACTTTGGATAATTCTTTTCCATAATCTTTGAAAATTTAATTGTGAATACTATTTCTTATTTTGGTTCTTTTTCTCCAGTTCTTTCTTTGCTTCTTCCGCAGCTTTGAGAGCCTCGTCTGCTTGGATCTCCTTCATTGTCTGGTCTACGTCAGCAGACTTTCCAATCCGTTGAATACTCTCACGCTGGCTTTCTACAGGTTTGCCGCCATTTGCTTTCATGTGCATATCTATCTGTGCGGCCTCATCTTCCATAATAAATGGCGTAATAACGTGCTCGACACCTACATTGTCAACCTCATCAGCCCAGCGGATATTGAGTTTCTTCAAGAACGCCTTGATGACGTTGCACTCACGGTTCAGGAACTCCAGCCACGGGCCAGATTCTTCCCCAATCTTCAAATGGCTATCTGTGAGCAGCATTTTTCTTGCGTCGTAGCCGATATTGCCGAGAGACTTCATGTTATCAAAAGATATGTCGGGCATCTGTGACTGCATCCAGAAGTATTTCAGCAGAGCATTACTATGTGATTCCTGCGCACCTACTGACTGCGCCCAAGATACATAATCTACGTCACCGCCTTCTGTGACCTTATAGACACGCCTTGTTTCACCTTTGGACTCATCCCCTATAAGATTGCCAACAATCTTCAATATTGGAGCCGAGTTGTAGGCCACGACATCGCTGTTTCTCGATAGTGTGTATTCCAAATCTTCACGTAGCGGTTGCAATCCGTCAAACACCGGCACAGGTCTGTAGAGGTAGGCTCCAGGAATCTTCAGAATGCTGATGCGCTCTGGTTCCTCTACCTGCTCCCAATCTTTCCCGACGGTCTGCCATTTGTAATGAGTATCAGCAGTAAATGTCTCGAAAAATAATGTCAAATCCTTGCCGACAGTCTGCTCGTATTCATACGAAACTGCTATCATGTCGCCAGTCTCGTCAAATAGCGGGTACAGCTTGCTTCCGTTCATAGGAGAAAAGGTCTTGCACTTCAGCTTGAACGAGCAAGGAAAACCATATAGAGTGTGCTTGCGTTGTACAGTGTACCAGAGAGTGAAAATCTCACACGACGCATTGTAGGCGATTCCACGCTTGATGTTCTCAGAATTGATATGGGCGTTTTTATAGATAGCTTCAATGGCCTTGGCGATAGCTTCCTGCGTCTCGTTGGCGGTGCTGTAGATGCGCTTGACGGGAATAGAAAACGTAAACTCCGTCATGCGCTTGACCAGCAGCTTCTCCAAGCCGAGACTGATACGTGCAGCTTTATCTACTGTTCCGTCCGTATGAATCTTGTCTTTTCGGCCTTGCTTATCCGTAGTGATTTTGTGATATTCCGGCTCATAGTCTTTCAGCAGCTCGCCCCATTCAGGGACACTGTTAGAACGCTTCTTCAACTCTGTAATAATGGTGCTGACGTCTTGGCCAGCAAAAATCTCGTTTATATCCATAATCAATCTTTTTTGTTATCCTTACTTACAGCTTCCCACGCCAGAACCCTTGCTCTTAAATCAAGGACTTCATGGTGTATTTCAGCCTTGCGTGCCTCGTTCTTAGAAATTCGTGAACGGAGGTGAGAGATTACCTCTGTAAAAATTTGCGAACGCATATTTATTTTTTCCCTCTCTTTTATTAATCGGTCAATTTCGGCAATTAAAAGCCTTTTTTCTTCTTCCATAGGGATTGTCGTATTTCGTCGTTTTTATATTTTACTGAAACTCTTGTGATGAAATGGTCGGCTCGACCTTATCCTGCTGCGGCTCTGGTGGTGGATCTGGTCTGACCCTTACGTGCTTGAAAGGCTTTTCCTCAACAAACGGCAATACGTCTGGGTGTCCGGCTTTGATTATCATTGCTTTGGCTGCATCTGCCCGCTCTTTAGCGTTCTGTAATTTCCGCTCTTGATAAGCTGACTCAATGACGCTGACAAGCCGAGCCATATAAGGACTTGGAACAGTTATTCGCTGCTCACCGACCTCAATGACGAAGCCCTCCTGATATGTAACCTTTATTCTCATTATTCAATATCCTTTTGACAGACGAAAGTCGTGTTTTGTGAAAAACCGACGTGTACGTCAGTACACCATTATTTATCCTTATATTATCTTTTATTTATCTTTATATTTTAGGTGGCGAAAAATGTGGCGAAAAATATGGCGAAAAGTATGGCGCGAATGTTGCGCAGAATGTGGCGTCCTATTTAAGGTGGCGAAAATGTGGCTGTTATGTGGTGTTAATCTTTCCATAATGTGACATTTATATTGCTACGTTTTTAACTTCCTTGTTTACAGTATTTTCCGCTGCCATCATTGCGGCCTTTAACTTGTCGTCAAGACGTTTGCTCTCGCTCTGCTCACTACGGATAGCCATTAACAGCTCGTTCATCCCAAGTGTAGTGGAGAAACAGAAGCCTCGGACATGCTTGGTGTAGAAACTGACACCATAGCACTCAAAAAGAAGGGCGCGGATTCTGCGTACACCATAATTCGTTTTATATTTGGCGATAGGTTTTGAAAGTTGTAGTTGCTTCTCCCCTTTTACGGTTTTCCACTCTGGCCTATTTTTCCCGTCGATTCGTGACAGCCACATGGCGTTCGTGGTCTTGGCCCAACGCTTTTTTCCACATATCGATTTAAGCGCAAGATATGCCAGCAGCAGAACGCATTCTTCATCCGAGTTGTATGCGTCACGAAATTTCCAGTATATCTTACTATTCAATGAAAAGTGGGGTTCTTTAGAATGCTGTTTCCAAAAGTTTTCTCCTCGTTGACGTATAGTTTCATTTTCTCCGCCCGTAAAGGACAGGTTTTCTCGCACTTTATTCCAGCGTTCTTCTTCATTCTTGCATCCTTTGATGCTTAGGTACTCAATATAGGCAGCATAGTCAAGAACGTCATTTAGAACTCTCTGTCGCGATTCGTCGTTATCAAGGAATCCTCGATACAGTCCTATTGGTGCATTGTAAAAAATCTCTTTATTCATTGTTATCCCGATACTTTTGATTACCCCTTTTTCGTTTCGCGTAGTTGCTCTAATTCATCTATTGGGTAAATAGCATAACTACCAATACGCTCAGGATGGAGTAAGCCTCTCTGTTCCCAAACATATACAGTCATTTGGCTAATACCGAGAAATGCAATTGCTTCCTTTCTTGTGAGATACCCATCTGGTGCAACAAATGGTTTCCTCTCGAACATTCTTTTCTTTCTCATGTCGTAATCATCTATTCAAATCTGCTGTATCGTAGTAAATACGTCCACCTTTACATATGCGATGAACAATACCAGCCTTTGCCCAATTGTCGAGCGTGGTCAGACTCACGTTAAGACGGCTCGCGGCCTCTTTCCTTGGCACCAATGCCGACGGCTTGACTTCTGGCTGCTTTAATCCAGAGAGGAACGCTGAAACCTCTTTCTTGACGGCTCGGCTAACCACTGCCTCAATGTCGGCCAACGTTACGTTTTGAAGAATTACACTGTTATCCATAATTTCTATTTTTAATTATTTTCTGCGTGCAAAATAACAAATTATTTCGTATCATCATATAAATATGCGCAAATATTTATCTTAAAAATATTTAAATTTATATCTTTGTAAAAACCTATAAATCAAATAGTTATGAGATTTTACAGAATGGCGGTTTTATATATTCCATTAGCTATATACAAAGTACCAAAAATTTAACAAATGGATGCGGTTTTTGTTCAATCATCGAACAAAATTAAGTAACCTTTTAACATTTGGACTCTGGTCATGAAAAAGCCCCACCTCCTTGATGAGATAGGGCTGTTGTGCCGTCGCTACGGCAAAAAATATTAAAAGTCGAGTGCAAAGATACGAATAATATTCCGAATTACCGTACCTTATTTATATAGATTATTCAGACAGCTTCTGCCAGTGCTTCATCAGCATTTCGGCATGTTCCTCCTTGCCGACCTTGATGTATTTCAAAAAAGCCGTCTCTGTCTTATGGCCCGTAATTGACATTATGCCGATGGATGGAAAGCCCTGACGGTATAGGTTCGTTGCAAAGCTGCGTCGTGCCGTGTGGGAACTGACAAGCTGCCATTTCTCGTAAGACGTTGTTCTTCGCTTGCCGCCCTTGGTGATGCTCTTCAACACCTTTTCCCTTAGACGTGCGGCCTTACAGACATCTTTGATGTGGTCGTTGAATTTCTGATTAGAGATAATGAGAGGAAGCTGCCCACCGTATTTGTTCCAGATTTGTCTGAAAACTGGGTGTATGGGAATCTTCACGTCGTTGTCGGTCTTTTGCTGACGAATAGTAATCATGGTTTCGCCGACGTGCTCACTTCTCAATCTTATAACATCTGAGAAACGAAGCCCCGTCCAGCAGCCTATAAGAAACAGGTCTCGAATCTTGGCAAGGTTTGGGTGTCGTGACAGGTTGCACACTCTTATCCT